TTCAATCTCGGGAGATGTTCTTCTATGTTCATTTTGGTTTTTAGGTCTTTAGCAAGTTCAAAGTTCTCATTAGAGAAGTAATACTCAAACTTGCCTGTTTCCTTATAATGCCTAACTAGCGATTCAACTCGATACAAATGATAGAGACTTTTCTCTTCCTTATAGTTTTCGAGCCTTATTCCAAAGTAGGCAATTAGTCGATAAAGCCAGTCTTTAAAATGCTTCTTAAAATCGATGTATAAGAATTCATCTAGTTTGTCTTTGATTGACTCGTCGACATAAATGATATTCTCTTTAGCGAGCAAAGTGTTATCAAGCCAGCAAAGGAAATATGTAAGACATCCATTATCGAAGTTTTTAAGTCTTTCAAAATAGCTTCTACCAAAGGTAAAGAAGTCACAATCATCTGTTTTAACGACGTTGCAGCTATCATAGCCGTCAATAACTACTGTAAAGTCTTTATCGCTCTCGTCTTCGCTTAAGCCAAATATGGATGAACCACATCTATAGCAGAGAAGAACTTTGTTTGGTGAAAATAACTTATCTAATAACTCTTGCATATTTTGGTTGGTTCCCCCTTGAATCTTCGACATAAAGTTTGCTGCTAGTTAATTGACATGAAAGCGTGCAGTCTTGACCGTTATAACGATAATGGACGATACCGCCACTACCACCAACTGAAGCACCACAGAATATGACATTAGTACCACCTACATAAAGGGAGATGATTCCGTCATATGCATTTGATGTTGTAATTCCATCAAAAACATAACAATGTCCATAGGACAAAGTAGACCATCCATCGTAAACAGGGCCATAACGCGAACTAGCTTCACTTAAAACTGCTGTTCCCTTTGCGTTAATGTTTGTCTGATCGTTTTTGATTGAAGGTGGGTCGTAGTTTGTGTCTAGTGTAATTGACGTTGATGTTTTGGTGTATCTACAGAGTGGGAACTCATAAATGAGACCACCATTCATCAAGTCGTTTTGAGTAAGAGTTGGATAAGCAGAACTGGCTTCTTTTTTCTCTAAAGTAATCGCGTTATTACCTAAGTCAATCTTGATGATTACATAACCATAAGCAGAGCCATCTAAAGAGACAGAAATTTTGGTTCCGCTCTCAACATAAATTCTTCTTCCATAAACCTGAACATATCCGTTTTGGAATGAAATATAGTTATTACTGACAGATGCCTGACATCTACCTAAAATGCCATAAAAAATACCGTTCACGCCACTCGTTAAGAAGTGATTAATGTCGGCATCCATTTTGCTAGATACTGAAGCAGCATCAAATGTGATTTTTTGAATAGCCATTAGGTTGACCTCCTATCAATTAATTTGAGTTTATCTGTCAAAGACAGACGATATTCACCAAGTGTTATTTTGGCGATATTAAAAGTCCCTTTGAATTCCACCTTTGAGACGATGGTTTCATAGGTTTTACTTTCGGTAATAAAAACCACTATTGCACCGACTTTTAAGTCCTTTAACGCTTCAATCTTGTTTGTGATAAAAGAGAAGTTAAAAGTGATTGTATGTTCTAAGGAAGAATCAACTAGTGCTTTGGTGGCTTTGGTAAGTAAAGAATCATAGTCCTTATCACCGTAGAACTCATACTTCATTTTGACCTTCTGAATTCTTTTTAATGCTGGAGCGGTTGTTACCACTTGGCCATCATTAGTTAGGTAATAAATGACTTGATTTGTATGCTGCGTATTTTCAGCTTTTGGAATGTAATAAACTTTGTTTAAGCTAATCTCATTGGTATCGTTTACATTAAGTTCGGTGATAGTTCCTAGATTAGACTTCATGGTGATTCCAATCTTTGCAGAAACCACTTTAATTCTTATCTTTGAAAACTTACCATTCGCAAGCACCACTTCATACTCAAGTCTAATGCCATACGTTTTAGAGAACTCTTCTACTAAATCGAGGATGTTTTCTTTGGTATCAGCTTCATATTTTAGATTGCAGTTTTTCACCACTTCTATAGCGGTTTCTAAATAAGAGACATTTTGGTAAGTGTCACCCGAGTACTTAAACGTGTTATTAATAAGGTTCACGATAAACTGAGCAGAGTTACCGCTAAAGGTCGTTGGTAAAGGCACATCAACATCGAGCAGAGATAGATAGTCCTTTGTTTCCACTTTTGTTTGAGCCTTATCATCAGTTTTAATTGAAGTAATGATTCCAACATAAGGATAGCCTTTATCTTTGACAATAAGTAAGTCGCCTATTTTAGCATTTAAACTTTGTTTATTTACAGTAAATTTGCTCTTTTGAGGAATAAGAGCATCTAGAATGATGTCAAAGTCATCAGTGGCATAAGCATGGTCTATTACTTCGAGGTTTTGTTCGTTTAGAAAGATTAAATGCATATGACCTCCTAATGAGCGATGTACTCTTCTTTATAAGCGATCTCACATGTAGCCTCTTCTCTAACACCAGGATCAAAAAAGATTTCACTTTCGCCCGGAGGAAGAAATAAGAAGTTATCACATGAGAAGTCTTGCTTGTCATAGTAGTCAATTTCCTCTCCACCATAGATAAGTTTGATATATTGATTTACAGGATCAGAAGAGATCTCGATTAAAGGTTCATCACGTTCATCGACTAAAAGTCGAAGGGTCTGAACATCTACACCGTTTTGTCTGATGATGACTCTAGGGTTATAACAGTTTCCATAAAGTCTAATGAGTAAAGGAACATTCCTAGGCGAATCGTTATAAACAGTAACTTTTCCGTTAAAGCTAATCGCATAGACATATGGATATTCATAGGAATAGACCTTACCCCCACCCGTATCGGTAACATCGATGTGAGCAGACTTATTGACTAGCCACAAAGATAAGCAATCAATTTTTA